TGTTAAAATCTTATATCCTTTTTGATATAAACCATAAGTAAATAATGTTTCTTCCCTATGTGCCACTCTTGATAGTCCAAGGCTGTAATCATGCACTCCAGCACGATATAGGAATGAACAATGTAGATGCTCTACTTCTTTTGTTCTCTTTATATCATTCCATTGAATATTCGGTTCTGTATCAATATCTGCTATCTTGCCAGTAGATTTGCTAGTATCAAATAAATTAGGTGGAGTAAGAATAGAGCCACCAACAGCACCTATATCTTCTATGGATGTGTAGGCTAATAGATTGCCAAGCACATTAGGCTCTGGTATTGCATCATCATCGCATCGCCAAACCCAATCAAAGCCCATTGTGTTAGCTCTCTGATGGATATGGTGTTGCCCCTTCTTTTCTGCAAACTGCCATTCCCAAGCTATTTTTTTTATATCTAGCATTTGAAAGAAATACTGGTAAATCATTTCCTTTCGCATATCTTGGGGTTCATCATTATCATCAAATATCATCACCTTATCTGGTAATGTAGTCTGATTAATAATGGCATTTAAAACCAATGGCAAGGTTGTAAAGTATCTGCCCCTAGTTGCTACAGAACATAGAACTTTAGGCATTGTCCCACCTACAAAGCATTAGGCTAAATTTATCATCTGGACTAATGTGTGATGTTACATAACCATCTTGGTTAATAAATTCATATTTAAAATCAGGCAAATCTTTTTCTGTAAGACCATGTAGTTTATGATGCTCACCCCAAAAGCCTACTGGCTCATTATAAGGAACTGAAATTAGCAATCGCTTACAATGCTTTTTGAGCTTCTCAACAATCTCTAAACCATTGTCTAAATGCTCAATTACTTCAAAAGCAATAATGGTGTCATGCTGTTGAAGTTCTAATGTATTGATGTCTGCATGAACATACAAAGTATTGTTTCGCCAACCTTGTATAGAAGCATATTTTGTAATTTTTTCATCATAATCAACACCTACATAGTAAATGTCATTTGGCAAAAACTGTATTCCATAGCCACTAGAGCAACCAACTTCTAAAATGTTTTTACCTAAAAGGTGTTCATTAGCCCAAATATAGCGACTAGCTTCTCTGGGATAAACAGGATCACCCTTTAGGAATACTGCTCTTTCAAAGTTGTTTTCTAATTCTTGTCTTATGTTCATTTTGTCCTATCATATTAAGCCTTTGGATAAACCAAATCTACTCTTGTTCCAGTTGTAGGTGAAGATGCAAATACTACTGATGTGCCACTTGTTACTGTTACATCTGATGCATTTACCATTTTTACACCATTAGAAAATACTTGAATTTTTCCTGATACATAAGTTTGACTTGTAGTAAATGTAGTTTGTGCCGCAGTAGATGTAAATGAATCATAAATTATTCCTGTTGCATTACCACTATAACCTGAAAAGCCACTTGTACCTTGTGCTCCAGAATATCCACTAAATCCAGATGTTCCTGTTGCACCACTATAACCAGAAATGCCTGATGCTCCATTAGTGCCATTAGTTCCACTATAGCCACTAAATCCAGATGTGCCTACTGCTCCAGAGTAACCAGAGAATCCTGATGTTCCAGTTGCACCATTTTGACCACTAATGCCAGAGAATCCAGATAATCCTGATGCTCCAACCGCACCACTAAATCCAGAGTAGCCTGAAATTCCTGATGCTCCAACTGCACCAGAATATCCAGAAATTCCTGAGAACCCAGAAAGCCCTTGTTCACCAGAGTATCCTGAAAATCCTGATGCTCCATTAGCACCAGAAAATCCACTAATACCAGATGCTCCATTGATGCCAGAGAATCCAGAATAACCAGATATGCCTGATCCTGAATAACCTGAGTAACCTGATGTGCCACTTGCACCTACAGCACCAGAATATCCAGAATAGCCAGAATAACCAGATGTACCTTGTGCTCCACTAAATCCTGAATAGCCACTATACCCAGATGTTCCACTTACACCTTTTGTAACTGCAAAAAATAATTGTTCATTATTAGTAAATCCTGTTGTTCCAGTTCCACCTGATGAAATAAGGCTTACAGGAATTGTCCAATAACTATTGGCTGTTCCAGCATTAACATTAGTAGTTGTTCCTGTTATTCTCCAGCTTTGATAACTAGAGCTTGTATTTCTATCTTGAACAGTAAAAATTTCTGTTGGCACTAATAATGCTAAAAATATATCAATATCAGTATTATCTTCTGTTAAATGACTAATATTAATTTGTGTGGCACTAATTTGAGTGCCATTGTTCCAAAGTAAATGCCCATCAGTAGGCTGTCCACTTGTTGCTGAATTATCTGCTTTATATAAAAATAAATTAGATGATGCTCCTTGTGCTCCTGAAAATCCTGAGTAACCAGAGTAGCCACTTATTCCAGATGCACCACTAAATCCTGATTGTCCTACTTGTCCAGAATAGCCTGATATGCCAGATGCTCCAGACCAGCCAGAAATTCCACTAAATCCAGATGTTCCTGATAATCCATTTTCTCCAGAATAGCCACTTAAACCATTAATGCCTGAGTAGCCACTAAAGCCTGATGTACCACTTGCACCATTTTGTCCTGAGAAACCAGAATATCCACTTGTGCCAGATAGACCTACTGCACCAGAAAATCCTGATTCACCACTAAAGCCAGATAAACCAACTTCACCAGAATAGCCAGAAAATCCAGAATACCCAGATAAACCTACTTCTCCAGAATATCCACTAATACCTGAAAAACCTGAAATGCCAGATTGACCAACAGCACCAGAAAATCCACTTATGCCTGAGAATCCAGAATAGCCAGATGTTCCATTTTCGCCTGAGTAACCAGAAAAACCACTAATGCCAGACTGTCCAGCCGGACCAACTATTTGACCAACATTTGACCAAAGTGTTCCATTCCATACATATAAGTCACCATTAGAATCAACAATGTAAGCATCATTAAGATTGCCTGTTAATGGTAAATCTAATGGAGTTGGTACTGAGCCAATGATATTAATTGATGTGCCTTGCTGACCAGAATATCCAGAAAATCCTGAATAGCCAGATATTCCTGAATCGCCAGAAAAGCCACTTATGCCATCTTGTCCAGAATAACCACTAAAACCTGATTGACCTTGTGGAACAAATAAAGCCCAGTTTGCGTTTGTGGTTGGTGGATTATCAAAAGGTATTATAGATGCTAATGCAATCCAAGTTTGATTCTCATAAGCAACTATTGAATTTTGAATATAAGAAACTTCAATTACCCAAAAACCTTGCCAATATAAACCTATACCAGAGTAGCCACTAATTCCTGAATCGCCAGAAAACCCAGATATACCAGAATCACCTGAAAAACCACTAATTCCAGAATCACCTGAAAATCCACTATAGCCTGAGAAACCACTTTGTCCATCTTGACCAGAGAATCCAGATATACCAGAATCACCACTATATCCACTATACCCAGAATCGCCTTGTATAGATTCGCCTGAATAACCAGAAAATCCACTTAATCCTTGCTCTCCAGAATAGCCAGAAAATCCAGATTGTCCATCCTGACCTGAATATCCAGATTGTCCATCCTGACCACTAAATCCACTAAAGCCTGAATCACCTGAGTAACCTGAATAACCAGAATATCCACTTTCGCCTAATGATTCTCCTGAGTAGCCACTAAAGCCACTAAAACCACTTGTGCCACTTCCAGAGTAACCAGATATACCAGACTGTCCATTTTGACCTGAAAAGCCACTATAGCCACTATAACCAGAGTAACCAGAGCCACCAATTACACCATCTTGCCCTGAAAAGCCACTATAACCAGATTGCCCAGATGCTCCAGAGTAGCCTGAGTATCCTGATACCCCTTGTGATCCTTGAACACCCTTATCTACTGTAAGAGTAATTTGATTGCCTACAGCTACATCAACATTGACTGTATCGCCATTAGCATTGGTAACTATTAATTCTGCCATGACAATTCCTTAATTGTTTACGATTGCATCAGAACGCACTAGAAATAACAAGAAAATAATCAAGTCATTGGCTGGAGTTGATCCATTTGCTGGAAAGCTAATTTTAATGCGACCAGAATAGCCAATGCCATTTACATTGGCAATGTCTAAGCCTACCTGACCTTCTATTAAATCCCAAGCTGTATTATCAATTACAAGAGTGAATGAACCACTAGCACCAGTTTCATTTGTAATAGTTAGATCAATAGGATCAGGTGTTGGAGTGTAATCGCTAATATCAAAGGTTAAACCATAGCGACT